TTACGGGGTAATGCCAACCGCTGCCGCCACTTTGTCGCCACTTGGCAGCGTTGCCAGAGGATTGAAACGGAGCGCCGTTTCTAGATGATCCGGTGCCAGATGTGCGTAACGCATAGTCATTTTTATATCGTGGTGTCCGAGAATTTTTTGTAAGGCCAGAATGTTTCCACCCGACATCATGAAGTGCGCCGCAAACGTATGGCGCAGAACGTGTGTGAGTTGACCGCGAGGGAGCACGATAGACGTTTTTTCCATCACGGATAAAAATTGAAAATAGCAGTCTGTGAAGAAATTGAACCCATCAAGCGCCATGATCTCTTCGTAAAGCTCTTTACTGATAGGGATGCTTCTGTTTTTCTTCCCCTTCGTTCTGACAAAGGTAATTCGGTATTTGGTCACCTGTGAGCGGGTAAGATTTACGGCTTCACGCCAGCGTGCGCCTGTGCTTAAGCATATCTTAACTACCAGTGCCAGAATTGGGTCCTGACGTTTGCAATCAGCCAGCAATTCAACAATCTGCTCATGGGTAAGCCATGCCATCTCTTTTTCTGCGATGGTGAATTTTCGCATGTTCTCCAGTGGGTTCGGATACGACCATTCGCCCAGACGGGATAGTTCGCTAAAAACACTACTTAGATAGCTTTGCTCCAGGTTAATGGTGACCGGGCTTGCTCCTTTCTTCCATTTCTCGCTGAAGTAGATCTCGCCTGTCAGGCGTTTATCTCGATAGTGGGCAAACATTTTAGAGGTGAGATCGGTTGCAAGAGGATTGCCCAGAGCGTCAACCATCAACAGCAATTTGTCATAGACATGCTGCCCAGCTGTCAGAGATTTACCATGTAGTTTGAACCATAGCTCAACCACGTCTTTCAGTGTTCGACGATCCACTGATTCACCCAGCCAGGGCTTTGCTTCGGTTTCTTCCATCGTGTGGCGCTCAAAAGCCAGTGCTTCGCCTTTGGTGGCGAATTGTTTACGCACACGACGCCCACTTCGTCCGGCGGGGTAACATTCGCAAAGCCATTTCCCTGTGGTTAGTTTTCGTACTGCCATAAAAAGCCCTCATATCAGAGGGCTAAATTTAACTGTATATGTAACCAGTAATCAATGTGTGATTACTATGAAACATACATTGCTAAGCAACATGTAGTTCATCGTTGGCGGAAGTGGCTGCTTTGCGCTCCTGCTCAATAGCTAGAGACTCTCTATATTCTTTCGCCTCTGCAAACATTGTCCAGTGGGCGTTGATGTTCATGTCTTCAATAACTGATTTGATTTCTTTTAAATTTACGTTAAAAAACTCTTTTCGTGAGTTAATTTTATTGACCTGCTTTTCGTTGAAAACTTTATGCAGATGGTTTTCTAATGATGGTGCATCATCACTATAAATCATCGCATGAACATCGAACGAAAAAGGAACACTAGCATCTCCGAGTTCACGAACACGATCAAGTGGTTCAAGGCGGCGTGTCATTCCAATTTTATATACATCTTCGCCAAATGAACCAATATTACTAATGATATAGACGTGGCCTGATCTGGTTTGTTGAGCCATAGAAATAGCTCGTTGATTTTTAGCTTCAGCTTCTTCATATTTTAACTGTAGTTCAGCTATTTTTTGCTCTAAAGCTAAGCGTTGTTCTTCATTTGCAAGCATAAGTTCTTTCGTTGCTTTATTTATAGCTTGCTGAATAGCTTTTTCTTCTTTTTCAGCTTCTTTTATCGCTTTTTCATATTCTCTACGAGCTCTTTCCTCTTCACGAAGCTGTTCTTTAATCCTTCTTTGCTCTTCTTTTTCTTCGAGCATAATTTCATTAACTGCTACACCCCATTTTAGCTCGTTGAGTCTTGCCTGAAGATAGATGTCACTTATTTTTGCGGACCTAAAGGCAGAGCCATTGTAATTTACTAGTTGAAATGCATCTTTTATTTCTTGGGAAAGTTTTCCAAAATTGTTGTGTTTGACTTTTGATAAAATACTGTCAACTCTTCCATTGAAGGCATCCAAAACAAAGTTTATGGCAGTATTACGCCTGTTTTGCTCAACATAATCACACGAAGCAGCTTTATTAGTTTTTATTAATGATTTGGTTAACTCTCTGGCTTTTTGTAATTCCTTGCCTGCATCTGTAAATTCATAATTTTCTGCCAGCTCATCAAGTACACTACGGTTAGGGATGATCCATTCATCACCATAACCTTCAATTTTATTTTTCATTGATTTTGCAACTGCTTCATATTTTTCTGCAAACTCTTTAGCTTCATATGCTGAACCAGCAATCTCCTTTGCTCTTTCTTCTGCATCAGAAATAATTTTTACTGCATTGTCATTAGCATTTGAGATTAGCTCATTTGCTTTATTATTAGCATTATCAAGACGTTCTTTGGCTTTCAGGCGTGCATCGCGAGCGTCTTTGGTGATTGCTATAGCTTCGCTATTAGCGTTGCTTATTGTCATCTGAGCTTGATAATTTGCTTCGTTTACTGTTTTAGCCGCCTTAATTTGGGCTTCATCTATTTTTTGCTTGGCTATTGAGTCCGCATTTTTTATCTTATTCTCTGCATCCATTACTGCGCTGTGCAATTCTTCGTATTGCCACAATGGTGCTGCTCGCCCTTCAAGCTCTGATAATTCTCGTACGGTCTGTGCTAGTTTTTCTTGATTTTCAATCAGTTGGTTAGAAAGGGCTATGTTGTTAGCTGTCAGGTTATCTATAGCCGCTTTGTGTTTTTTACTTTGTTTAAATAATATTACAGCTAGAACAGGGGCGAGAAATGCTAATAAGAGTATAACGATGGCAAATGAATTCATTTTAAAATCCTTTTACTATATTAATTCGAGACTATTGTACTTCTTATACAAGCAACCACTTCAATATCAGAAAATGCACATTCAAAGCTATTCTCTGCTGTTGTAATTTTAATCATTCCTTTAGGAAGCCTTGTGATTTTTCGAATGGAATAGGTTCCGTCGATATTGATTAACCAGTTTCCATCAAGTACTTCAGAAAATTTTTGATCACAAATGTATGTGACGAGTCCATCCTGAACAACAATTGGTGATGAAAGGTTTGCAGGAAGAAATGATGAATCGAAGACATATGAACCGTCTTCAATCATTTTGCCTGCGGCAAGGCGAAACTTAACAAGCTCTTCTGTAGCTGCTGTCAGCGAGCTTTGCTTAAGGCCTTGTCCGGTAGTTAACCATTTGAGGGAGGTTCCTGTTTCAAGAGCACATTGGATTATCCAGTCAGCAGGAAATGTATCCCGCAAATACCTGTTCGCTAGTGTGCTTTTTGATACTTCCAAGTGATCAGCTAAAGCCTGTCGTGTCGTAAAGCCATAGGCTTCGACTAATCGCTCAATCGCAGCCTTACCACCTTTATTGGGATTTATTTTGATCTCACTTGGGTACTTTGATGTTGACATATCTCTTTTGCGATCCTAGTATCAGTTTTGTACCCAATTGGGTACTTGTCACGATTACTACAGGCTCACCACAAGCCAATAGGAGATGTTGCATCATGACCCCTAACATTTCAATAACTCTGAATACGCCACACGTCACAATCGAGCGTTATAGCGAACTTACTGGTCTTTCAATCGACACAATCAACGATATGTTGGCGGATGGTCGCATTCCTCGGCATCGTCTTCGTAAAGACAAGAAAAGAGAAAAGGTAATGATCAACCTTGCTGCTCTTACCGTTGATGCACTTACTGATTGCAATGTTGTATTCAACTAGTTCCATTTTGGGATACATCAGAGGTGTCGACCATGTTTGATTACCAAGTTTCCAAACATCCACATTTTGATGAAGCCTGTCGTGCATTCGCACTGCGCCACAATCTGGTGCAACTGGCAGAACGTGCGGGCATGAATGTGCAGATTCTGCGGAACAAGCTGAACCCAGCTCAACCTCATTTATTAACCGCACCAGAAATCTGGCTGCTTACCGATCTGACTGAAGATTCAACGTTGGTAGATGGTTTTCTGGCACAGATTCATTGTCTGCCATGTGTACCGATTAATGAGGTAGCAAAAGAGAAACTGCCGCATTACGTCATGAGCGCAACTGCAGAGATCGGGCGTGTTGCAGCAGGTGCGGTATCTGGTGATGTAAAAACTAGTGCCGGTCGTCGTGATGCTATCAGCAGCATTAACTCTGTAACACGACTGATGGCTCTGGCTGCTGTTTCATTGCAAGCCCGTTTACAGGCTAATCCTGCGATGGCGAGTGCAGTTGATACCATGACTGGCCTTGGTGCTTCATTCGGTTTGCTGTGAGGTGTTTATGCTGACGAAAGAACCATCATTTGCATCGCTGCTGGTAAAACAAAGCCCGGCAATGCACTACGGTCACGGCTGGATCACGGGTGAGGATGGAAAACGCTGGCATCCATGTCATTCACAAGATGAATTGCTGTCTGAATTGACCACGAGGAAACGGAGAAAGTCCAAATGTATGCGGCAGAAAGTGAAGTGGTTTATCAGTTTCGTTACAGAGGGGAGAGTTATTCAGTACCTGAAGATGATTTGCTCTGTTGCTATCCGTCATTGTCGGGCGATGGCAGTTACTTTTTCACGTTAAAGGATGGGACGTTTTTACGGGGAGAGCAGGTTAAAGAGACGATACGAAAAAATGTATCTCCTCTTGAGCGTTACCGTAAGAACAAAGAACGATAGCTGCGTTTGGGGGATATGAAGTATGGCAATTAATGGCGCTGCAGCAACTGTTCCATTAAGCCCCGGTGAACGCCTGAATGGACTTAATCACATTGCGGAGTTAAGGGCGAAAGTTTTTGGCCTGAATATTGAGTCAGAGCTTGAGCGGTTTATTAAAGATATGCGTGATCCACGGGATATCAATAATGAACAAAATAAACGGGCACTGGCTGCCATATTCTTTATGGCAAAAATTCCAGCTGAACGTCATAGCATCAGCATTAATGAGCTGACCACTGACGAAAAGCGGGAGCTGATTAAAGCAATGAATCATTTTCGTGCAGTGGTGAGCTTATTTCCCAGACGGCTAACCATGCCGAATTAACCAACTAATGAAATTAATGGCGTAAACCCGCCGGGCATCCCTTTATCTAAATTCAGGAGAATTGATTATGCGTAATATTGAAACCCTCACGACTAAAACCGGACCGGATGACGCAGGGCTTAATATTTTACTGACAGAGGCTCGTCTGGAAGAACGCCGGGCAAGGGCTGAAGCAATGGCTGCTCGCCTTGATAGCCTGGCGTGTCATATCTCATCCCGCCAGCTAAACCACGTGGAAGCGGCAGAACTGCTGCGCGTGACTGCTGAAGCAATCCAGAACGAAGCGCAGGAGATCCACTAATGGCTGATGCAATGGATCTCGTACAGCAGCGCGTTGAAGAAGAACGCCAGCGCCATATCCGTGCAGCCCGTGCCAAATCACCGGGCGTGTCACGCGTACTTTGCATTGAATGTGAAGCGCCAATTCCGCCAGCACGACGCCGCGCCATTCCGGGAGTGCAGCTTTGCATTACCTGTCAGGAAATCGCAGAACTGAAAGGCAAACATTACAACGGAGGTGCTGTATGAGCACCATCCTGAAATGGGCGGGAAATAAAACCGCCATTATGCCAGAACTGAAAAAATACCTTCCTGCTGGCCCGCGACTGGTTGAACCTTTCGCGGGTTCCTGTGCTGTGATGATGGAAACGGATTATCCCAGCTATCTGGTTGCGGATATTAATCCTGATTTAATCAACCTCTATAAAAAGGTTGCCGCTGATTGTGAATCGTTTATATCTCGCGCCAGAGTTTTATTTGAGATCGCAAACAGGGAGGTGGCTTATTACAACATAAGGCAGGAGTTTAACTGCTCAACTGAAATTACTGATTTCATGAAAGCGGTATATTTCCTGTATCTCAATCGTCACGGTTACCGTGGTTTATGTCGCTATAACAAGAGCGGGCATTTCAACATTCCCTACGGTAATTATAAAAATCCGTATTTCCCTGAAAAAGAACTTCGCACATTTGCAGAAAAAGCCCAGCGAGCAACGTTTATCTGCGCCAGCTTTGATGAAACGCTGGCGATGTTGAAGGCGGGAGATGTGGTGTATTGCGATCCGCCATATGACGGTACGTTTTCCGGCTATCACACTGATGGTTTCACTGAAGATGACCAGTATCACCTGGCATCCGTTCTTGAACATCGGTCATCAGAAGGACATCCGGTCATTGTTTCTAACAGTGACACATCCCTGATCCGTTCGCTGTATCGCAATTTTACTCACCACTATATCAAGGTAAAACGCAGCATCGGTGTGGCAGCTGGCGAGGGTAAATCAGCAACAGAAATCATTGCTGTTTCCGGGCCGCGCTGCTGGATGGGATTTGATTATTCGCGTGGCGTGGATAGTTCTGCCGTGTACGGAGTACGTGCATGAGTCATGCCGATATGAACAACTGCTGCGGCTTTAACGAGGCTGCCGCAGCATTCTCATGGAACAGCCCGAAAAAGGCCATTAACCCTTATCTGGACCCGGCGGAAGTTGCGCCGGTTTCTACGCTTTCAAACCTGATCACTCTGTACGCTGCCGATAACGAGCAGGAACAGTTGCGCCGCGAGGCACTGAGTGATCAGGTCTGGGAGCGTTATTTCTTTAATGAATCACGTGATCCTGTCCAGCGCGAAATGGAGCAGGATAAGCTCATTAGCCGGGCAAAGCTGGCGCATGAGCAGCAGCGTTTTAATTCAGACATGGTCATTCTGGCGGACGTCAACGCCCAGCCTTCCCATATCAGCAAGCCGCTGATGCAACGTATTGAATACTTCAGCAGCCTGGGCAGGCCAAAGGCTTATTCCCGCTATTTACGTGAGACGATTAAGCCATGTCTGGAACGACTGGAGCATGTACGCGACAGTCAGCTATCTGCATCTTTTCGCTTTATGGCAAGCCATGAAGGGCTGGACGGCCTGCTGATCCTGCCTGAAATGAGTCAGGATCAGGTGAAACGCCTGTCCACCCTGGTAGCTGCGCATATGAGTATGTGCCTTGATGCAGCTTGTGGTGATTTGTATGCCACCGATGACGTTAAGCCAGAAGAAATCCGCAAGACATGGGAAAAGGTGGCAGCGGAAACCCTGCGTCTGGATGTCATCCCACCTGCGTTTGAGCAACTCCGTCGGAAAAGAAACCGCCGTAAACCCGTGCCGTATGAACTCATTCCGGGTTCGCTGGCGCGTATGTTGTGCGCCGACTGGTGGTATCGGAAATTATGGAAGATGCGTTGCGAATGGCGGGAAGAGCAGTTGCGCGCTGTTTGCCTGGTCAGCAAAAAAGCATCTCCTTATGTCAGCTATGAAGCCGTGATGCATAAACGTGAGCAGCGCCGTAAGTCGCTGGAGTTTTTCCGTTCTCATGAACTGGTGAACGAAGACGGCGACACGCTGGACATGGAGGATGTGGTAAACGCCAGCAGCAGCAACCCTGCGCATCGCCGCAATGAGATGATGGCCTGTGTTAAAGGTCTGGAGCTTATCGCGGAAATGCGCGGTGACTGCGCCGTTTTCTACACTATCACCTGTCCGTCGCGTTTCCATTCCACGCTAAATAACGGCAGACCAAACCCGACCTGGACAAACGCGACGGTAAGACAAAGCAGCGATTATCTGGTCGGCATGTTTGCTGCATTTCGTAAGGCGATGCACAAAGCCGGGTTGCGCTGGTATGGCGTACGGGTGGCTGAGCCGCACCATGACGGTACTGTGCACTGGCATCTCATGTGTTTCATGCGCAAAAAAGACCGCCGCGCCATTACTGCATTGTTGCGTAAGTTTGCCATCCGTGAAGACCGCGAGGAACTGGGCAATAACACGGGTCCACGCTTTAAGTCTGAGCTGATAAACCCGCGCAAAGGAACGCCGACAAGCTACATCGCGAAATACATCAGTAAGAACATTGACGGACGTGGTCTGGCTGGCGAGATCAGCAAGGAAACGGGTAAATCCCTGCGTGATAACGCCGAATACGTTAATGCCTGGGCGTCTCTGCATCGTGTTCAGCAGTTCCGCTTCTTTGGTATTCCGGGGCGTCAGGCGTACCGTGAACTTCGCTTGCTGGCTGGTCAGGCGGCAAGGCAACAGGGTGACAAAAAAGCAGGTGCGCCGGTACTGGATGACCCGCGCCTTGATGCCATCCTGGCTGCCGCTGATGCTGGCTGTTTTGCCACCTACATCATGAAGCAGGGCGGCGTACTGGTTCCCCGCAAATATCACCTTATCAGAACAGCTTATGAAATTAACGAAGAGCCGACCGCTTATGGCGATCACGGTATTCGTATTTATGGCATCTGGTCACCCATTGTACAGGGCAAGATCTGCACTCATGCAATGAAATGGAAAATGGTTCGTAAGGTCGTTGACGTTCAGGAGGCGGCAGCCGACCAGGGCGCTTGCGCCCCTTGGACTCGTGGCAATAACTGTCCCCTTGCTGAAAATTTGAACCAACAGGAGAAAGATAAATCAGCTGATGGGGACACCAGAACGGATATTACCCGCATGGATGACAAGGAGTTGCACGATTACCTGCACAGTATGAACAAAAAAGAGCGCCGGGAACTGGCTGCAAGGTTACGCCTGGTGAAACCGAAACGGCGTAAAGACTACAAACAGCGAATTACAGACCATCAGCGACAGCAGCTCGTCTATGAACTGAAGTCCAGAGGATTTGATGGCAGCGAGAAAGAGGTCGATTTACTCCTTCGCGGCGGCAGTATTCCGTCAGGAGCAGGCTTGCGTATCTTCTATCGGAACCAGCGTTTGTGGGAAGATGATAAGTGGCGGAACCTGTATTAATTACGCGGGTTAACAATTCGTGCTCTTAATAATACCAGGCATATCAGGCTGATGAACGTAAAAAAACGTTTTACATCAGTAAGATTATTATATACTGTAAATACAAACAGTGGTTATACATACAGTATTGCGTGTGGTGTCAGAGGAGGAAAGATGCAGGACTATTTTTTGGAGTCTTTGAAGCTCCAGCGCATTGATTTTTTTCTTAAGCTTGTAGCGGCTAGTGAGTGTAGTGATGAAGAGAAGGGGCTGGCTCTGCAGTGGGTTTCTGAATTGACTGATGAACTCATGGCAAAAATCAGAACCCACGAATACAACCGCTCAATGGATGTCATCAGCTGAGGTGACTTTTATGCGCATTGAAATAATGATCGATAAAGAGCAGAAGATTAGCCAGTCTACCCTGGACGCCCTTGAATCCGAGCTTTACCGCAATCTGCGCCCCCTGTATCCCAAAACGGTAATTCGCATTCGCAAAGGTAGCTCTAACGGTGTGGAACTAACCGGACTGCAACTGGACGAAGAAAGAAAACAAGTGATGAAAATTATGCAGAAGGTGTGGGAAGACGACAGCTGGCTGCATTAAGAAACGTTGCTGGCGTCTGAACTTGCTTCTGGCGTCAGCAAGGTTGAACAACGAGCCCTTGCGAGGCGTTAGCTCTGTAGTGCATGTCTATGCCGCATGAGATCGCATGATCGTTTGAGGATCGTTTTTGCTAAGGCCCGCCAGAACTGGCGGGCTTTTGCGTAGATCATGCAGGTGCATGAAAACCACTACATAAAGCGGGCAGGCGTGGCGGGGATACGAGCGCGCGCAACGGGGTAAAATGGCCAAAATCCGGCACAGCCTCTGGCCCGCTGGCGGCCTCATTTAGTGGAGGGGGGGAGATGTCAGGGCAAAAAGAAACGCCCCGAAGAATGCTGCTGAGGCGTTGTGAGAGTTGGTCGGTTATTGATGTTATGAGTATGTCAGCTTCGTTTGCCCTTAAGTCCTAAGTCATAGGCTTCAAAACGGATAACCTCTTCATCCAGCCAGTCATTCAGCTCCTGCAGTCGCTTTTGCAGGGGCATCAGTTCATTGCGGACGAAGACACGGCTCGCTTTTTCCACATCCCCAAAGCCGCCAGTGTTGTTGGGAATGATGCCCATCATTTGCGGCGGTACGCGGTGAGCCGCCATCATGTCATCGCGGCTGACGTTCTTGATGTTCAGAAATTCATCCTTCGCCGCGACTTCCGACAACGGGATAATCTGAATGCCATCTTTTTTGCCGTTAGGCGAGTACATAAACAGGTTGCGGAAGTTGCCCGGTCCTTTAGCACTTTTCATTGCCTTGCGGATGTTGTTCACATCCTCCTGGTTCTGTGCGGCGTCGGTCATGTACATGATGAAGCCTGCGTGGCTGCCGTTAATGTAATACTTGCGGCGGAACAGCGTGGCGGATTCGTTGAGCAGAGCTGACGGAATGGCAGAAAGGTAACCCGGCAGACCATAAATCTCCTGGTTGATATCCGGCTCCATCAGGTGGAAGACGTTACCTTTTGTGAACTGATACGGCTGTGTCGTCAGGCTGTATTGCACAAACCAGTATGTTTCAAGGTCAAGCCCGCGTCGGGTGTATTTTGCCAGTGCAGGCTCCAGCGAAATAACTTCACCAAAGCGGTTCGTGCGTTTCTCCAGGTAGGCGTTACCAAAAACCAGATAGTCCTGCACAAAACGGGTAAATGCCTGCTGGCTGAGAAGGCGATGTGGAATATAGGTACTGCTGATAATGTCACGCTTAACACTGATCGGGGAGCTGTGGTGCACGGCGGCGCGGAAGGTGCGCGCCAGTCCGTCAAAGCTGACGGGCGGCTCATACCAGCGATCCATCTGTACGCATTCCACATAGTCCAGCAGTTCGCGGCGGTCCAGTACAGGAATGGGATCACCAAAGCTGAAAGCCTCCGCAACGGGTTTTTTAGTTTCTTCTGCAGTTACGGTTTCGCCTGGCGCGATATGTTCTTTCATCAAAAAATCTCCACAATATTGCTGGTATTGGCGGACTCGCCCTGCAGCGGTTCGTTAAACAGTGCGTGCATGGTTGCCCATGCCAGATCGGCATGGCTGGCTTCTTCGCTGCGGCTGGCTTCGTAGGTCGAGCGGTTGCCACTGGCGGTGGTGGCGCGACGGATTGCCATGAATGACTGCGCAATGTCGGTATGTCCGGCGTCAAACTCCAGACGGCGGTGGCTGATAATGTCGTAGGCCTTGAGTACCAGGGCGTTTTTAACGTTGGGGTTGTAGACAAACTCCCGGACGGCAGGAAAGAACGCTTTCACGTTCTCGTAAACCCCGTGACCGACGCCGGTTGAGTCGATACCGATATAGGTCACGTTGTACTGTTCGGTCAGTTTTTTGATGGCGTCCGCCTGGGCGCGGAAGTCCATCCCGCGCCACTGGTGACGCTCAAGAATGCGAAACTTACCGCCCGGCACGGCTGGCGGAGCCACCACCACGCATCCGGCACTATCGCCGTTCTGCGTACCTTTTGCCGGGTCATAACCGATCCACACCTCGCGCCAGCCAAACGGGCGCAGCGCCAGTGCATGAAAGTCGGTCCAGACTTCCCAGCTGTCCACCATGCACGCCTGCAGCTCGCTGAGCGGAAACACGGACGCGAGATCGTCCACAAACTCGCACATCAGCAGGTTCTGGTATTCGTCCGGGCTGTACTCCATGCGCAACTGGTCAAGGTCGAACAGGTTACAGCCGCCGCGCACCGCATCTTCCACGGTGACTATCTGGCGGTATTGCCCATCTGCGCACAGCAGGCCGGGGGCCAGATTGCTGTGGGACAGGTCGATGTCCACCTTGTCGGCTTTGTTGCGCCCACGGTTGAACAGCGCACCGGACCAGAACGGATAAGCACTGTGTGTCAGGCTGGATGGCGTGGAAAAATAGGTCTGTCGCCATTTCTTGTGAATAGCCATACCGGAAGCCACTTTGCGCAGCTCCTGGAATTTCGGTATCCAGAAATATTCATCCAGATACAGGTTGCCGTGGTAACTCTGGGCCGTGCGGGCATTGGTGCCGAGGAAATACAGTGTGGCCCCGTTGGGAAGCACCATCGGATCGCCTTTCAGCTCCACCTCCACTTCTTTGGCGAAGTCGATGATGTACTGCTTAAAGACGTGAGCCTGTGCCTTACTGGCAGAAAGGAAAATCTGGTTACGTCCGGTAAGCAGGGCGTCAATCAGGGCTTCACGGGCAAAGTAAAAGGTCGCACCGATCTGGCGTGACTTCAGCAGGTTGCGGATGCGGTTGGTTTTTCCGGCTTCCCACCAGTGGCGCTGATAGTTGAACATGGAGGAATGGAAGATTTCTTCCAGCTTCTCAATCTGTTCATCGGTGAAAACGTTCTTTTCCGGCTGACGACGCGGGCCTTTGTTTCGGTTGGCGACGTTAGGGTTTAAGTCGGCTTCGTTGCCGCCATTGTTGAACTTGCCGATCCGCGCATGGCGCTCCGACTGGCGCGCCAGCAGGTCAATCTCTTTGAAATCTTTCCCTTCTTTGTGCTCCTTCATAATGAGCTGGCAGTAGCGTGCGGCGGTGGTGAGCTGCATCTGATCCAGCGGCCCATAGTCACCCCACTTGTCGCGTTTTTTCCAGCTGTGAACGGTTGCAACTTTCTCGCCCAGCATTTCAGCAATGCGGGCTACGCGGTATCCCTGAAAGTACAGCAGCATGGCCTGCCGACGGGGATCGAGATCTGCGGGTGTCAGTGTGGTGTTCATGGCACAAACCTACAGCCTTGAATGAAGGCTTTCCCCGCCTGCGGTTTGTGTGGCTGTCGGTACAAATACCGCGCATTGTTTCACTGCCCCCATCACCGCAACCATAAGGCTCCAGTAAGTTTTTTCTAACGGAGCACGGCTCATGACAGTGAAAGCAAAGCGTTTTCGCATCGGGGTGGAAGGTGCCACCACCGACGGACGCGAAATCCAGCGTGAATGGCTGGAACAGATGGCAGCCAGCTACAACCCGGCGGTGTATACCGCGCTGATTAACCTTGAGCACATCAAGTCTTATCTGCCGGACAGCACCTTTAACCGCTACGGCAAGGTGACGGCGCTGTTTGCTGAAGAAATCACGGAAGGTCCGCTGGCAGGCAAGATGGCGCTGTATGCCGACGTTGAGCCAACGGAGTCCCTGGTGGAACTGGTGAAAAAAGGCCAGAAATTATTCACCTCTATGGAAGTCAGCCCGAAGTTCGCTGATACGGGCAAAGCCTATCTGGTCGGCCTGGCTGCCACTGATGACCCTGCCAGTCTGGGTACGGAAATGCTGACATTCAGCGCCAGTGCAGCCCATAACCCGTTGGCAAACCGCAAGCAGAATCCTGCCAATCTCTTTACCGCTGCAGAGGAAACGGTGATCGAACTGGAAGAAATCCAGGACGACAAACCGTCCCTGTTTGCCCGCGTCACGGCGCTGTTTACCAAAAAAGAGCAGTCCGATGACGCCCGGTTCTCTGATGTGCATAAGGCCGTGGAGCTGGTCGCCACTGAGCAGCAGAACCTGAGCGCACGCACCGAAAAATCCCTGTCTGAGCAGGAAGAACGCCTGTCTGAGCTGGAGACTGCCCTGCAGGCACAGCAAACCGCCTTTAACGAACTGGTGGACAAGCTGAGTCATGAAGACAGTCGCCAGGACTACCGCCAGCGTGCAACAGGCGGTAACGCCCCCGCTGACACTCTGACCAATTGCTGATGGAGCACAAAACCCGATGAAGAAGAATACCCGCTTTGCTTTTAACGCTTACCTGCAGCAGCTGGCGCGTCTGAACGGTGTGGCAGTTGAAGAACTGTCCAGCAAGTTCACCGTGGAGCCGTCTGTGCAGCAGACGCTGGAAGACCAGATCCAGCAGTCCGCCGCTTTCCTGACGCTGATTAACGTCACGCCAGTGACTGAGCAGTCCGGTCAGCTGCTGGGGCTGGGAGTTGGCAGCACCATTGCCGGAACCACTGACACCACCGCGAAAGAGCGTGAACCTGTCGATCCGACGCTGATGGTCGATGTGGAATACAAATGCGAGCAGACCAACTTTGACACGGTGCTGACCTACGCGAAGCTGGACCTGTGGGCGAAGTTTCAGGATTTCCAGGTGCGCATCCGTGACGCCATCGTGAAACGTCAGGCTCTGGACCGCATCATGATCGGCTTTAACGGCGTGAAGCGTGCGAAAACCTCCAACCGTAGCGAAAACCCGCTGCTGCAGGATGTGAACAAAGGCTGGTTACAGAAAATCCGTGAGGATGCACCGGATCACGTCATGGGCAGCACCACCACGGGCGGTGAAACCACACCGGGCGCGGTGAAAGTCGGTAAAGGTGGCGAATATGTCAACCTGGACGCCGTGGTGATGGATGCCGTTAATGAGCTTATCGACGTGGTCTACCAGGACGATGACGATATGGTGGTGATTTGCGGGCGTGAACTGCTGTCTGACAAGTATTTCCCGCTGGTCAACAAAGAGCAGGAAAACAGTGAAAAACTGGCTGCCGATATGATTATCAGTCAGAAACGCATGGGCGGTCTGCAGGCCGTGCGTGCGCCGTTCTTCCCGCCGAATGCGCTGCTGATCACCCGTCTGGATAACCTGTCCATCTACTGGCAGGAAGACACCCGCCGCCGTTCAGTTATCGACAACCCGAAACGTGACCGGATTGAAAACTTTGAATCCGTTAACGAAGCCTATGTGGTTGAGGACTACCGCTGCGCCGCACTGGTGGAAAACATCCAGATTGGTGATTTCAGCGCCGCCGCAGCCGAAACCGGAGCGTAATTCATGAGCCTGAGTCCCGCACGGCAGCATCGCCTGCGCGTTCAGGCTGAACAGGCCGCCCGCGAGGGCGGCAGTGTTCGCCACGCGTCGGGCTATGACCTGATGCTGCTGCAACTGGCGGAAGACCGCCGCCGTCTCAAGGGCGTTCAGTCCACGGTCAAAAAAGCGGAAATCAAGGTGGAGCTGCTGCCGAAATACGCTGCCTGGGCAGAGGGTGTCCTGGCTGCCGGAGGCACTCAACAGGATGACGTGCTGATGTACGTGATGCTGTGGCGCATTGATGCCGGAGATTATGCCGGGGCGCTGGAGATCGGGCGTCATGCCCTGCGTCATGGCTGGGTGATGCCACTGGGTAACCGCAATGTGCAGACCGTGCTGGCAGAGGAAATGGCAGACGCCGCGCAGAGCGCAATGCTTGCCGCCACCGGCTTTGATGCCGATCTGTTGCTGCAGACGCTGGAGCTGACAGACGGTCTGGATATGCCGGACCAGTCACGGGCGCGTCTGCATAAAGCGATTGGCGCTGTCCTGAGTGAAAGCAATCCGGCTTCCGCCCTTAATCATCTCAACCATGCGTTGCAGCTCGATCCCCGCTGTGGCGTGAAAAAAGACAAACAGCAGCTGGAGCGCAGACTGCGCAATGACAGCCGCTGACAGAACGTGCCCCCGCGCACGGGCGGCACGGGGTGGCGAAAGGCACTGCCACATCAAAACCCCGTCCACCGCCCTCTATTTCAGGAGAAAGCAGCATGAAGTTTGTTGCGCCAGAACAGGCACCGGAACAGGCGGAAATCATCAGAAATACGCCGTTCTGGCCTGATGTGGACCTGTCGGAGTTTCGCAGTGTCATGCGCACTGACGGCACGGTGACGCAGCCGCGTTTAAAGCAGGTTGCGCTGTCGGCAATTTCGGAGGTCAACGCAGAGCTGTATGAGTTTCGCAGACGCCAGCAGATGCTGGGGTATGCCTCGCTGGCAGAGGTTCCGGCGGAACAGCTGGACGGCAAAAGTGAGCGCATTCAGCACTATTTCAACGCGGTTTACTGCTGGGCACGCGCCATGCTCAACGAACGTTACCAGGACTATGACGCCACGGCATCCGGTGTGAAGCGGGGCGAGGAACTGGCGGAAGCCAGCGGTGATTTATGGCGTGACGCCCGCTGGGCCATCAGCCGGGTACAGGACGCGCCGCACTGCACAGTGGAGCTTATCTGATGAAAGTGCGTGCGCATCAGTATGACACGGTGGACGCGCTTTGCTGGCGTCATTACGGGCGCACGCAGGGTGTCACGGAGCAGGTACTGAAGGCAAATCCGGGGCTTGCCGAATATGGCCCCTTTTTACCTCACGGGCTGCAGGTGGAGCTGCCGGACATTCCGACAACCACCACCGTGCAGACCGTCCAGCTATGGGACTGAATTATGACGCTTGAGCGAATCAGCGCCTTTATCACGTATTGCATCGCCGTCGTGCTGGCCTGGCTGGGCGATTTGTCCATCAAGGATGCCTCAACGCTGGGCGGCCTGATGATCGGTGTGCTGATGCTGGCTATCAACTGGTACTACAAACACAAAGCCTACCAGCTTCTGCGCGACGGGCAGATCACGCGGGAGGACTATGAATCCATCAATCGTTAAACGCTGCCTTGTCGGGACCGTGCTGGCTATTGCTGCCACGCTGCCGGGTTTTCAGCAGCTTCACACCTCCGTGGAAGGACTGAAACTGATTGCCGATTACGAAGGCTGTCGTCTGCAGCCGTATCAGTGCAGCGCGGGTGTATGGACTGACGGCATTGGTAATACGTCGGGCGTCATTCCCGGCAAAACCATTACGGAACGACAGGCAGCAGAAGGGCTTATCTCCAACGTGCTGCGTGTGGAGCGGGCGCTGGAAAGATGTGTGAAGCAACAGCCGCCACAAAAGGTGTATGACTCGGTGGTGTCGTTTGCCTTCAACGTGGGGACAGGCAATGCCTGCAGCTCCACGCTGGTGAAATTGCTCAATCAGCGGCGCTGGGCGGATGCGTGCCGACAGTTGCCGCGCTGGGTTTATGTAAAAGGTGTGTTTAATCAGGGGCTGGATAACCGCCGTGCGCGGGAGATGGCCTGGTGTTTACAGGGAGCAAACTGAAATGAAAAAGAAATTAATCAGCGGACTGTTTCTGATGTTATGGATGGCGTTGTTAATCGCAGCAATGGTGTATCCGCAGGGGATTTTTCCGGTACTGGCAGCGTCCGGCGTTTGGGTAGCCTGTTTGCTGACATGGGCGGTAATTCCGGTAGCACTGGCTGCGTTAATTAAGAATAGCCCGCTCTGGCAGGAGTTAAGGGCATCTTTGCTGAAGACAATTACCCGAAAAGAAAACGTATTTATCAGTTGGGTGATGCGATTGCTGGTTGTCGTAAGTCTCGCCTGGACGGGGTGGGCTATTACCCTGGTCTTTTATCTGCTGACCGTTATTGCCTTCTGGATCACCCGTAATCAGATGGCGCAACAGGTAGCAGCATGAACCGGTTGCTGCTGGTTGTGCTGGCGTTATTACTGGCGGCGCTGGGCTGGCAGACGTGGCGGCTGGCTGATGCCAGCCAGACCATCAGCACGCAGTCAGACGAGCTGCAGAGCAAAAGCCAGGCACTGGCAAAGAGCAACAGCCAGCTTATTAGCCTGTCCATTCTGACTGAAACCAATAACCGGGAGCAGGCGCGGCTCTATGCCGAAGCAGAACAGACCAGCGCGCTGCTGAGACAACGACAACACCGGATCGAGGAGCTGAAACGTGAGAACGAGGATTTACGCCGCTGGGCTGATACTCCTTTGCCTGCTGACATTATCCGGCTGCGGGAACGTCCGACACTCACCGGAGGTGCAGCTTACCGTCAGTGGTTGTCCGCGAGTGACGCCGTGTCGGCTGGAGCAGGCAACGCCGCGCACTAACGGTGATCTGGACGCGTTGCTGGATGAAACGGAGGCCGCCTGGGCGGTCTGTGCAGACAAAGTGGACATGATTATTGCGTGTCAGGAGCGAAACAGTGAACAAACCACAATCCCTGCGCCACGCCCTCAATAAAGCGGTGCCTTATGTCCGCAATAACCCGGACAAACTGCATCTGTTTGTGGATAACGGTTCGCTGGTTGCCACGGGGGCCAGCTCCATGTCGTGGGAGTACCGTTACACCCTGAATGCGGTGATTGAGGATTTCAGCGGCGACCAGAATCTGCTGATGGCCCCGGTTTTGCTGTGGCTGAGGGATAACCAGCCCGATGCCATCAATAACCCGGCGTTACGGGAAAAACTATTCACCTTTGAGGTGGATATTCTGCGCAACGATGTCTGTGATATCAGCCTGAACCTGCAACTGACGGAGCGTGTGCTGGTCAGCACTGACGGCAGTGTGTCGAGCGTTGAAGCTGTAGCGGAACCTGATGAACCTGAAGAAATGTGGACGGTGAAACGTGGCTGAACTGCAGAAAGTGGACGACTGGCTGAGTGCCTTGCTGGCGAATCTGGAACCAGCCGCCAGAAGTCGCATGATGCGCCAGCTGGCGCAGGAACTGCGCCGGACACAGCAGCAGAACATCAGGATGCAGCGCAACCCTGACGGCAGCAGCTATGAACCGCGACGGGTAACAGCACGCAGTAAAAAAGGCCGCATCAAACGTCAGATGTTTGCAAAGCTGCGCACCACAAAATACCTGAAAACTGCCGCCAGCGCCGACTCTGCCAGCGTACAGTTTGAAGGCAAGGTGCAGCGTATTGCCCGTGTTCACCATTACGGCCTGCGTGATCGCGTCAGTCGCAAAGGACCGGAGGTCCGTTACGCAGAGCGCCGCCTGCTGGGTGTAAATGATGATGTTGAGGCAATGACCCGCGACATGATTCTGCAATGGCTGGCGGAGTGATCTTTGTATCAGCACTGATACAAGTTGCAGCACTGCCGCCTTTCTTCCCCTGATGGCAACCTTTCCCTATGAACGCACAATTAACCGAAATCATGCGCCTTATCACCAACCTGATCCGCACTGGGGTAGTCACCGAAGTGGACAGGGAAAACTGGCTTTGCCGGGTGAAAACGGGCGAGCTTGAAACCAACTGGATCAGCTGGCTGACGCTGCGTGCCGGGAATGCCCGCACATGGTGGCGACCATCGGAAGGTGAGCAGGTGGTGCTGCTGAGTCTGGGCGGCAATCTGGAAACCGCCTTTGCGTTACCCGCCATCTATTCGAATCAGTTCGCGCCACCGTCGACGTCGGCGGACGCCTGCGTGACAGAACATCCTGACGGTGGCTGGTTTGAATACGAACCCGCCACCGGGCGCTGGTATGTCAGGGGCATCAAATCAATGGTCATTGAGGCCGCTGACAACATCACCATGAAAACCAGTGAGTTTGTACTGGAGGCTGACCGCACGCGCATTAACAGCGAAGTGGTGATCAATGGTGGCGTTATCCAGGGCGGCGGAGCGATGAGTTCTAACGGGATCGTGGTTGATGCGCATCAGCATACTGGCGTCCTGAAAGGCGGCGATACAACCGGAGGCCCGGTATGACGCTTTATAGCGGGATGAACAATACCAGCGGCAAAGTCATTACTGATATTGACCATCTGCGCCAGTCGGTGCGGGACATTCTGCTGACGCCACAGGGTAGCCGCATTGCCCGTCGGGAATATGGTTCCCTGCTGTCGGCACTGATAGACCAGCCACAAAATCCGGCATTACGCCTGCAGGTCATGTCGGCAGTGTATGCGGCGCTGAGTCGCTGGGAGCCACGGCTGACGCTTGATTCCATCACCATCAACAGCAACTTTGACGGTTCTATGGTGGTGGAGCTGACCGGGCGGCGTAATAACGGTGTGCCTGTTTCCCTTTCCGTATCAACAGGAGCAGAGAATGGCAGTGATTGACCTTTCGCAGTTGCCTGCGCCGCAGATTGTGGATGTGCCGGACTTTGAGACGCTGCTTGCCGAACGCAAGGCCGAATTTGTGGCGCTTCATCCGAAAGATGAGCAGGAAGCAGTGATCCGCACGCTGGAACTGGAATCTGAACCCGTCACCAAATTGCTGCAGGAGAACGCTTACCGTGAGTTGCTTCTGCGCCAGCGCATTAACGAAGCCGCGCAGGCTGTGATGGTGGCTTACGCGATGGGCAGCGATCTTGACCAGCTCGCTGCCAACTACAACGTGAAACGCCTGACGGTGACGCCTGCTGATAATGACGCTGTGCCGCCCGTTGCAGCTGTGATGGAAAGCGATGAAGCGTTACGCCTGCGTGTGCCTGCAGCCTTTGAAGGGCTTTCAGTTGCGGGGCCAACTGCAGCTTATGAATTTCATGCCCGAAGCGCCGACGGCCGGGTGGCGGATGCCAGTGCAACCAGCCCGGCACCTGCAGAGGTGGTGCTGACTGTCCTTAGCCGCGAAGGCGATGGAACTGCAGAAAAAGACCTGCTGGACGTGGTGGAAAAAGCTCTGAACAGTGAGAACGTCCGCCCGGTGGCTGACCGTCTGACGGTTCGCAGCGCAGAAATCATCCCGTATCGCGTGGAAGCCACCATTTTTCTCTATCCGGGACCGGAAGCTGAGCCGGTAATGGCAGCGGCAAAAGCCAGTCTGCAGAAGTACATTGCCAGCCAGACGAGGCTTGGTCGGGATATTCGCCGTAGCGCCATCTTTGCTGCTCTGCATGTTGAGGGTGTTCAACGTGTGGAACTGGCTTCTCCGCTGGCGGATGTGGTCCTGAACAAAACACAGGCGGCATCATGTACGCAGTGGAGCGTAACCAACGGAGGAACGGATGAATAGTCTGCTGCCACCGGGTTCAACGCCACTGGAGCGCCGACTGGCGCAAACCTGTAGCGGGATTTCTGATCTGCAGGTGCCGCTGCGTGACTTGTGGAATCCGGCTACCTGTCCGGTCAGCTTCCTGCCTTATCTCGCCTGGGCGTTCTCTGTGGATCGCTGGGACGAGGGCTGGACAGAAAGCGTCAAACGCCAGGTAGTGAAGGATGCTTTTTATATTCATCAGCATAAAGGAACAACCAGTGCCGTGCGGCGGGTGGTGGAACCGTTCGGATTCCTGATCCGCATTATTGAGTGGTGGCAGACCGGAGAAACACCGGGCACGTTTCGCCTGGATATCGGCGTGCAGGACCAGGGCATCACTGAAGATACCTATCTGGAACTTGAGCGACTGATAAGCGATGCCAAACCATGTAGCCGTCACATGATCGGCATGTCCATCAATCTGCAGACCAGCGGCCCGCATTGGGTGGGAGCCGCCAGCTATCTTGGCGAAGAAATCACGATCTATCCGTATATCAACGAAACGATTATTTCCGGTGGCACCGCGCATGAAGGCGGGGCGGTCCATGTTATTGACACAATGAGAGTGAATCCATGAGCACAAAATTTTATACCCTGCTGACGGATATTGGCGCGGCGAAACTTGCCAGCGCCGCCGCGCTCGGTGTGCCGCTAAAAATTACCCATATGGCGGTGGGCGATGGCGGTGGAGTATTGCCAACGCCGGACGCAAAGCAGACGGCACTGGTAAATGAGAAACGCCGGGCTGCGCTGAATATGCTTTATATCGACCCGCAGAACAGCAGCCAGATTATTGCCGAACAGGTGATCCCTGAAAACGAGGGCGGTTGGTGGATACGTGAAGTGGGCTTGTTTGATGAGTCCGGGGCATTGATTGCCGTGGGCAACTGCCCGGAAAGCTATAAGCCGCAACTGGCTGAAGGTAGCGGGCGCACTCAGACCGTGCGCATGGTGCTGATTACCAGCAGTACGGACAATATCACCCTGAAAATCGACCCTGCTGTAGTGCTGGCAACCCGCAAGTATGTGGATGACAAGGCACTGGAGCTGAAGGTGTACGCGGATGATCAGATGGCAAAACATCTTGCCGCACCGGACCCGCATTCACAGTACGCGCCAAAAGCCAGCCCGACATTTACCGGAACCCCCAAAGCGCCAACGCCAGCGGCGGGGAATAATACCACGCAGGTTGCGACCACTGCGTTTGTACAGGCGGCACTGACGGCCCTTATTAATGGTGCGCCAGCCACGCTGGACACGCTGAAAGAAATAGCCGCTGCCATTAATAATGACCCGAACTTTGCCACGACAATGCTTAATGCGCTGGCAGGTAAACAACCGCTGGACGATACGCTGACTAATTTGAGTGGAAAGGATGTAGCTGGTCTTCTCGCATACCTTGGTTTGGGAACGGCATCGAAAAGGAATGTCGGGACGGGGGCAAATCAGATACCGGACATGTCCGCCTTCGCGTCAGGATCTGGATATCAAAAACTACCGGGAGGATACATTTTGCAGTGGGGATCTGCGAATGCGGGTAACTCAGCATCAACGGGAATATCTAATACGTTCCCGATTCCATTCCCGTCAGGGATTGTCATCATTACGACCGGGCAGATTGACCCCTCTTATACTTCAGCACAACAGCCAGCAGCAGTCGGTATTTCGTCGCCC